CCCTAGGGTACATCGCTAGGCGTACCGCCACCGCCGGCCTGACCGCCATCCTCGTCGGCCTAGCCACCAAGGGGTACTTCAACTCCGAGGGGATGGCCTTCGGTGCCGCCGGCGCGGCGGCTTACGCAAGCCCTGAATTGGTCGACTACGCCCTTTCTAGGCTCCGTAAGGGTAAGTAGTCTCCCCTGACCCTAAAAGCCTGCCACGGGGCGGCTAGGCGTCGTATTTGGTGCCTTGGTAGTACAATGCCGCCCCCACCTTGCGGGGTTCGATGATGCCGTTGGTGACCATAGCCTTAATCAGGGCTTCCGCCTGGTCCCTCTGGAGTTTGTGATCCGCCATCAGTTCCTCCAGCAACGCCCCCCGGCTCAAGCGGGGCTTGGACTCAAAGTGCCGATACTGCTGGCCAACCTTGAGCAGCTCGAAACCGCCGGCCAAGGGGGCTACCTCCCAGAACACCCGGTCGTCCGAGTGCTTGAGTTTCAGGACGAGGGTAGGCTTGCCGTCGGGCGTCCGCATCCCGGCTTCCTTGCCGCGCTTCGACAGGTTGAACGAGAAGACCGGCAAGTCCTTCGACTCCCGGCGGATGTTCAGGACGGCGCGGACGTAGTTCACCAACTCCGCCCCGCCCGTACCGCTGTACATCATGTCCGAGAAGGTCTGGCCGTCCGTGACCTCCTTGGCCTTCGGCTTGCCTTCGTGGTGGATAAGGATGGCGATGCACCCCGTCTCCTTGAGCATAGGCTCCAGCAGCCCACGGCAGAAGTTCGTCACGTCGACGTTGTCATTGATGTTGCCGCCGATGTAGGCCATCAGCGGGTCGAGTACGATGACGTCCAACTTATGCCGGACGATGATCTTACGGGCGAGCTGGATGATATCCTCGCCGCGCTTGGACGACTCGTTGAAGAAGTGCAGGTTCTGCCTGACCATCGCCTTCTCGTCGTTGTTAAGCCTCATGCCGGACATGACGCCTTGGAAAGACTGGGCCATGTCGCCGACGTCGCCCTCCGCCTGGAGGACGCCCATCTTCAGCGGGTGCTTCGCCGGGATGCCGAACAGTTCCCGTCCGCAAGCCCACGACATGGCCATCTGCATGGCGAAGGAAGACTTGCCGATGCCGGACTGCGCGGTGATCAGCAGCGAGCCGCCCTTCTGCAACCAGCGTCCGTGGCCGATGACCGTGTTGGGGTCGTTCAGGACGTCGTAGTTCTCAAGGACGTCCGTCGTGACCTCTTCGGGGAAGTCCTGACCCTCCCGCCACGCCATGAACTCGTCCCAGTCCAGCGAACCAATCTTGAACGCCACTATTTTCTGCTCGTTCTCGCCGCGCATGATACCCCCCAGCCGGCTCCAGCGGGAAGGGTTCTTGTTCTGCGGGTCAGGTTCGTGGTCCGAAAGGTAGTCATACACCGTATTACGGCGTTCCTCCCATTGCTCCTTGGTCTGGGCGTCGACACGCACCCAGGCGTGGACGGACTTGCCGCCCGAGTCGACGAGCAGGCTGATGGGCAGGTTGGACTGCTGGAAGATGGCGATTTGCTCGTCCTTGGCCTTCTTGTCGAACTCGACCAAGACGTGGCGGTACGCCGACACCGAACCGTCCGTACCCGTGAAATCGTCTGGCGTAAAGGGGTTGATACGAATCCAAGCCCCCGACTCCGTGCCGGCGAACTTCGCAGCCCCCACGGCTCCGGGGCCGAAGAACTTGGTGATCCACTCGGCGCGGGTCAGGAAGATGCCCTTCGACGCCGGGAACCACTTGCCGTCCTCGGTCTGGCCGGCCTCGTTCGTGATGCAGATGACGTCCTCATCCTTGAAGCAGTTCAGCAGCACATCGGCGGTCGTGAACGGCGTCTGCACGTCGACCAGCTCCGCAACACGGTTCGGGTCGAAGACGAAGCGTCCGTTCGCGCCGACCCGGCGTTCGTTGTCCTTGCCCTTCGACAGCCAGCCCTTCTGGCGTTCGTGCGGCTTGACGTAGGCGTCGTTCAACTTGTGACGCAGGTCTTTCTCCGACCAAGGGGGCGAGCAACGTGCGTTGAACTCCTGAAGCAGCGACCAGGCGTCCGACCACGGCAGGTCGAAGCCATTGGCCAGAATGCTGGCGGCGCGGTAGGTGGCGGGATGTCCGCCTTGGCCGGCGACGGCGGCAGGCAGTTTGGCGAGATAGGCTCTCGCCCCGGAAATACGATCTTCGGTGGTCATGGTGGCTCTTTGACTTGTGGACGCTTATTTCCGCTTACGCAATCCTTTAAGGCAGCTCGGCTTATATTGCTTCCATTGATACCGGGCGGCGTAACTGACCTTGAAAGTCGGTGCGTTGTCGCAGGTCAGGCCGATCACATTGAAATTAATCCACTCCGCGCTGTCCTCTTCGGACTCGTTCATGTACCTCATGTGTACTTCGATAAGCCGGTAATAGGAGTAGATCAGGAAACCGTCCTTCGACGTTCCCACGATGGCGTCGTCGAACCATTCGGCCGGCTCGATGCGGATTGCGTCAGGATGATACTTTGCCATGGATGAAATTGATGCGTTCGCCGATCCAGCGCATGACCGGCACGGCCATGCTATTGCCACAGGCGTGGTAACGGGGTGAGTCCGAACACTCTTCCTCGGGCTTACCCTTGTACGGGATGCGGCTCCAGTTGTCAGGAAAGCCCATCAGGCGTTCGACCTCGACGACGCTCAGGCGTCGAACCGTCGACGGAGGGATGGCCACAGGGGCGTTCTGGTCACCGCTGTCCGTCGATACCGTCGGGAAGAAGTCGTAAGAGGGATTGGCTCCGCCCTGCCGGCGAAGGTTACCAGGCTGAAAAGCGATGGCGTGGGTGGATCGAATGTCCCCGGTAAGGTCGAAGGTATTAAGACAATTGGCGAAATCGGCTTTCACCCATGTCTCGTAGTCTTCCTTGCTCTGTGCGCGGCGGCTCTTTCGGTAAGGGATCATTCCCCCTTCGCCACGTTCTGCAAGGCCGTCATCAGCGGAAGCGGCAGGCTCTTCCCCCTCCTCGTCGCCCTTTCGAGGATTCCCCTGCAACATTCCGCGCTCAAACAATACCGCAGCAGGTGGTCGCCAGTCTCCAAGATATCCGACAAGGAAGACTCTTTTGCGACGCTGGGGAAGTCCGAAGCCGTTGCAGTCGAGCTGCCTCCAGGCACAACTATACCCGAGGTCAGCCAGCGACCTTTGGAAGGCGGCGAAATCGAGTCCGCCTCCGCTGGATAGAACGCCCGGGACGTTTTCCCAGACGATCCAGCGCGGTCGAAGTCGTCCAGCCAGCTCGGCAAAGGCAAGGGCGAGTTGACCACGGACATCATCCATGCCTCCTCGCTTGCCTCCGATTGAGAAGGACTGGCAGGGAGTTCCGCCGCAGAGGAGGTCCACATCTCCAGTTGATAGGGGCCATTCGGCGTGTTTGGTGAGGTCGCCATAATTAGGTACGTTGGGGAATCGGTGTTTGAGGATGGCTGATGGGAAAGGTTCGATCTCGGAAAACCCGACCGGCGTCCAGCCCATGTGGTGCCAGGCGACCGTGGCCGCTTCCATGCCGGAACATACGGAGAGGTATTTCATTTCCCATAGAAATACTTCATCTGGATGCGGCGTCCATCAAAAAATCGCAACTTCACCTTCTTCATTTTGCCGGTTTTACTCATATGAATCAACCAGACCCGCGCAGTCGAAAGGTGTACGTCCCATTCCTTCGACCAATCTCCCATTGATTTGTAGCCCTTCGGGACAGGCTCGGCAGCTCTAGACTTGATGGCCCATAACTCTTTCAAGACCTCTTTTGAATTCATACGGGTAAAATCCATTCATCTTGGCCGTGCGGCTGCTCATGCACCCACGGTATGAGTTTCTCGTCGGTATAGTACCCGAAGACCATGCCTTGCGACCAGGCGAACGTGGCCCTGCGCGTATTGGCGTAATCCATAGCCCCCCTCCGGGTCAGGGTGCCGACGCTGATACCCGTCGGAGTATCGTCCCGTCGCCCGGTCATGCGACCGACCTTATGGGTATGGGCGAAGATCACGTTCCCGTACATCTCGGCCATGTCCCGTGGAGCGTTCTCGCCGTAAACGGTTCCGTGGGTGAACTTGTAGTTGGCCAACTGGAACGCCTGCCAGATGCCGGTGTACTCGATGAACAGGGCTTTCCGCTTACGGCAATGCTCGGTGATGTCGTTGATCAGGCGAAGAGCGTAGCCGGAATAGACTTCGTCGTCCGAGGCCGCTTCGCGCCACAGGCGGACCTCATGGTTGCCGGCCAGAACGACGTTCGGGCGGAGCTGGTCTAGAAATTTAAGCCCCCCCCCGATATCGGGTTCGACGGCGTCGCCCTTGCCCCGCGCCGACGACATGAAGGGGGTCATGTCCACGAAGTCGCCCAGGTGGACGGTCATATGTGGTTTCCACCGTTCCTTGAACTTGAGGACGCCCGATATGGCCTTCGGGTCGGCATACATCCCGTGGGAGCAGCCGACCGCCATGAACCGCTTCCAGCCCTTATTGATGTTCATTGTTATTATTAGGCAGGTGTTTAGGGGGGCGACCGATGCCGGACCAGATGAAGGAGACCTTCATCCGGGCGGCGGCTTCTTGCACGGCGCGGAGGCTATACTCGTAGGCATAGGCGGTCTCCTTGGCGGTCAAGCCGTGCTTGATGCCCTCTAGGACGGCCAGCCTGGCCGGCGGACGCCCGTAGCAATTAATCTTCTGGCGGCTCATCGGTTGAGCAGGTTGACCGCCTGGTGATCGCCGTTGTGCAGTTCCCAGAACTCGACGTTGGAGCGGCGGAGGGTCGGCAGCACGGTGCGCTTCCACTTGGCCAGCTCGGTGGCGTACTCGTCCCGGCTGTAGGCCACGAACTCGGGGTGCTCGACCTTGCCCCCGTCGAGGATGACGAGCAGGGCGTGACAGCGGCGAGGCATCTTATGGGTGTACTCGGTAAGGTTGATAGGGGGCTTTCTCATAGTAGGCATGATTCAAGTATTTCTTGGCAAAGTTGGTCTGGTATTTTACTGCGATTATAGGCACCCTTGATACCTTGGGTGCCAGTCCTGGCACCCCTTGGTGCGGCAACATGGCAAGAATCACCGTTGCGGCAAACCGGCCTTGGTTTCCAATTCATGTTATTCGTCCAGATATCGGTAGGCTTCATTCGGTCTTCGCCATATTGGCAATAGGTAACCGTATGACGCATCATGTCTTGCATGAAGTCCATCTTACGAAGAAGCCCCCTAGGGTTTTCAATAAAGTAAAACAAGGGGTCGAAATGCATGATGATTTGCTTTGTGCGGACAGCTATGGCTTTTCCGACTTCAGCTTCTTTTGTCTTCGGAACATAAGCCCTTGATCCGCCCGTCCAATGGTGTCCGATAGATGCCACGCTGAACGTGGTACAGGGCGGAGATGCCCAGATAATGTCTGGTTTGAACGGAACCTTCGATTCATCAAAGTTAAGTATGTCTACGACATAATGTATGCTGGGAAACGCATTTATGTCGGATGAAAATACTTCCATGCCCATTGATTCGGCTTTTATGCCGACAGACCTAGATCCTGCGAAAAGTTCCAATACTTTCATGTGCGATGTTTTGAGGGTTTGAGTTTAAGGTTAAGGTGTCGGGCGGCTTCGTAAAGGCTGGCGCGGCGGTAACCGTACTTGGCCTGGACGTCGGCGTAGGTCAGGCCGGCGGCGTGGGCTTCGACGACCGCTTGCTTGATTTTGCCGTAGTTGTCTCTTCTTGAGGTTGCCATTTGTTCCAAGTTTTGGCCATCAATTCGTTCCAGCGATCACGGTCGGCTTTGTTCACCTGCTGGGCTAGTCGTTTCTCGTAGGGGGTGAGCTGCTTGAGGCCGGGATGCATAATCTCTGGCCGACGCTTCCTCACGGCTGCTTGCCCTCCTTGGCGTTTTTCCATTTAAGCAAAGCCTGACAGAATCTAACTTCATCACTACCATCGCCAGAAGACCAATGGCTCATAACCCAATCCCCGGCCTTGGTCAGCCGCTCGACCTGTGCTTGCAGTTCCTCGTTCGGGATGATGGTGCGGGTGGTGAAGGCGGTCAGCCGCTCGACCTCGGCCTTGAGCCGGGTGCATTCGGCGTCCATCTCGTCGCAGATTTCCTTATAGCGGACGAGGTCGCGCTGGGCGATGACCATCGCCGCCCACTTCTCGGGTTCGACTGGGATATACTTGCCCATCAGTTGTTATAGCAGGCACGACGGATTGTGCGTTCGTGATGCTTCCAGCCGTAGCCCGGGACGTAAGCGCGGACTCGACCGATGACGTCCTTGCCGACCAAGGTGATCTGGATGCTGATATCGTCGTCGTGGCTGCTGAACCCGGTGCAATCAGGCGGCAGGTTTTCCATCATGTTTACGATGGCGTTGTCTGCCCAGACCTCAAAGCCTAGGCGGTCGATTTGTTCTTTGTCTGGTTTCATCGGTAGATGTGGTAGATTTCAGACGCTACGGCACGGACGCCGGCGGGGTCAACCGCCAATCGAGTATGCAGTATCTGCATCGACGCCATCATGTCCGCCAAGCTCCCCGCCTCCTCGTCGTTCGCCGGCCCGTAGCCAGGCCGTTGCATCTCGACCGTCACAATCTGGGCGTCCAGATGCTTGGCCAGAAACAGGTATTCATTCAGGTAACGCCAGTCCGAGACCAAGGCCACGGGGCGGACGTCGAGCGGCGCGTAGTCCAAGAACATATGGATTTGAGCGTTCAGGTGCCGAGCGAAGATGTCTTTGTCCACCCCCCGGAGGGTGCGGCCTAATTCGACCAGCAGCCCCCTATGGCGGACCTTGAACTCCTCGGCGTGGAAGTCCCGCTCCCCGGCCTTGAAGACCCCCATCGCCCGAAGCACGTCGTTCGCCCGGTCCTTCAGCACGTCGGCGAACTTGAAGACCTCCGCACGGCAACCATTGCCGTTGAAGTGTTCCATCAGACAAGCGGCGAAGGTGTCCTTCCCCGCGCGAGCGACGCCGGTGATCATGAAGACCAGCGGCTTGGTGTTTTTAGGCATCATAGTTATCGAAGATTCGTCCGTAAATTTTTTGCAGGGGGGACTGGCGGCTCGGCCCCTTTTGCATCCGCCAGTCGGAGGCAATGGCCTTCGACGCCGAATCCTTGCTCAGACGCTCGGCACCGCGCACCCCGAACTGCTGGAGCTTACGCACCTGCTTCACGGTGGCCAGATTAAGGGCTTCCCGTGCCTTCAGGCGGGCAATCATCCAGTCAGCCTGGTCAGACGTCATGCCACGGGCATAAACGCCGTAGCGGGCAAGTTCGGTGGACTGGTAATGGAACATGGACGAGTCCGACGTCGACGCCGGCAGGACGAAGCCGAAGACGGCACAGGCGACGGACAGGTCGACCAGCCCCAGTTCCTTGGCCTCCTTAGTGGCCGACCGCTGCTCTTCGGCGGCGATACGGCGAAGCATGGCTTCCTCGGCCTGACGGTCGCAACCGAGCGCGGCGTCGAGCGGATCGTGCGACCCCTGAATCTGGGCGGACTTGGCCTGCGGGTGAACCGTGAAGGCGTCCGCCGGCGTGAAGGAATTCTCGCCGCTGATCCACATGGGGTCGAGGATAAGGCAATCGGTCTTGCCCGGAGCCGTACGGAGGCCACGCCCGATCATCTGGCACCAGAGGGCGCGGGACTGGGTCGGACGCAGCAGGATGACGCAATCGGTTTCCGGGGCGTCGAAGCCCTCGGTGAACAGGTTGACGTTGCAGAGGACACGCAGGTCGCCGTTCTTGAAGGCGTCGACGGTGCCGGCACGGAACTTGCCGGTGCTGCCGTCGGCGTGGCCGGCCTCGATGCCGCGCTGGCGGAGGTGGGCGACCAGGCGGAGGGAGGAGTCGACGTCGGGCAGGAAGGCAATGGCCTTCTTGCGGTCCCAGCGGTTCAGCTCGACGACGATGCTGTCGGCGACGGCTTCAAGGGCGTCCTCGTAACCGCGCAGGCGGATCAGGCTCATCTCGACGGGCATCTTCTGGGCCATCGGGCGGACGAGGTGACCCTGCTCGATAAGGGTGCGGATGGCGATCTCGTAAGCCGTCTCAAAGCCCACGGTTTCCAGACGCTGGCGGTCGAGGCGGTCAGGCGTGGCGGTCACGGCGACCTTCGGGCCGGTGAAGGCGGCGTTGAACTTGGCCCACGAAGAGGCGACGG